TTATTTTATGACGTATTATTAACAGAACCAGGTGGTAGCAAAAACTATTATTTAGAGGGTAAACTATTTATAAGTGAAGGCTATACAGCATGAGTAATCCTAATCAAGTTGTAGTTTCTCAGGTTTCTGATGTAACTACAGTTGAGATAACAACGCAAGGCCCACAAGGGCCTAGTGGAAGCATAGCAGGTTTGACTTTTGATGTTTCTGGAAAAGTTGATAATGCTGTGCTGTATTATCACGCTGCTTCTGATACATTTAAAGCAGACAACACAACAACTAAATTAACACTTGTCGATGGAGGTAATTTCTGATGGCTAATACAATTAGAATAAAAAGATCTACTGGATCTTCAAACCCAACCTCATTAGAAAATGCAGAGATAGCATTTAGAGAAGGTGATGAAGTATTGGTCATTGGTAAAGGGACAGGAGGAGCAGGAGGATCTGCTACATCTATTGAAGCTATAGGTGGTAAGGGAGCATTTTTTGATAAGGCAACAACTAGAAACGCAAATATTGTATTAGCTGGACCGTCCAGTGGAAGTGCTGCTGCGCCTACATTCAGAGCTTTAGCATCGGATGATATTCCCTCTTTAGCTCATACAAAAATTTCTGACTTCGATACTGGTGTTCAAGCAAATAGATTAGATCAGATGGCAGCACCTACGGCTGCTGTTAGTGCCAACAGTCAGAAGATTACAAACTTAGCTACACCTACAAGTTCTGGTGATGCTGCAAGTAAGCAATATGTTGACAATGTTAGCCAAGGATTAGATGTAAAAGATTCTGTAAAAGTTGCAACCACAGCGAATGGAACATTAGCTTCTGCTTTTGCTAATGGTCAGACAGTTGATGGCATAACTTTGGCAACGAATGATCGAATATTACTTAAAGATCAGAGCACTCAGACCGAGAATGGTATCTACACAGTCAATGCTTCTGGTGCTCCTACAAGAGCAGATGATTTTGCAAATGGAGCTACGGTAGCTGGTGCGTTTGCTTTCGTAGAACAGGGAACTGCTAATGCTGACTCAGGTTTTGTCGTAACCTCAAACAAAGGATCAGATGTCGTAGGCACTAATAATATTGTTTTTGCACAGTTTTCTGGCAGTGGATCTGGAGTATCAGCAGGTGATGGATTAGATAAGTCTGGCTCAGTAATGAGTGTAGATTTAAAAGCTAATGGTGGACTTGTTATTGAGTCAACTGAAATTGCGGTTGATTTGGCTGCTAGTTCAATTACAGGAACTTTGGCTGTTAGTGATGGAGGTACAGGATCAACCTCAGCGTCAAGTGCAAGGACTGCACTAGGTTTAGCTATTGGTTCTGATGTACAGGCTTTTGATGCACAGTTATCTGATATTGCAGGTTTAACTCCAACTGATAGTAATTTTATTGTTGGTAACGGTTCTAACTTTGTTCTTGAATCTGGTGCTACTGCAAGAGCTTCTCTTGGTTTAGCGATTGGTTCTAATGTTCAAGCTTATGATGCTGACCTTGATAACTTATCTGGTTGTCAGTCAGGTGGTTCTGCTGCTTTAGCTGCCCTAACTGAAGCTGAGATACAGATATTAGATGGAGCGACTTTAACTACTACAGAATTGAATTATGTAGATGGTGTTACTTCTGCAATTCAAACTCAATTAGATGCAAAACAAGCTTTAGATGCAGATTTAACTGCATTATCTAGTTGTCAAACTGGAGCAGCAACAGCTTTAGCTTTATTGACTGCAACTGAAGTAGCAATACTTGACGGAGCTACCGTAACTACAAGTGAATTAAATTTATTAGATGGTGGAACTTCGGCTACATCGACTACACTGGCAGCAGCAGACAGAGTAGTTTTAAATGATAATGGAACAATGAAACAGGTCGCATTATCTGATGTGGTTACGTTTTTAGAAGATGAAAGTGCCTCCAGCTTCAATATAGATGGTGGTAGCTACTAAAACTTAGGAGGGCTTACCAATGGCAAACACAATTAAATTAAAAAGAGCAAGTGGTAGCGATCCATCAGCTAGTGACCTTTCTGTAGGTGAATTAGCGATACGTACCAGTAATTGCAAATTATTCAGTAGAAATGATGGAGGTTCTGCTGTTGGTATTGTAGCTGGATCGGCTGATACTCTTACGACTGCAAGAACGATAGCAGGAGTAAGTTTTGATGGTTCAGCAAATATATCCCTTAATAACAACGCTATAACTAATGGTGCAGGGTATTTAGCAGATATAGTCAGTGACAGTTCACCTCAACTTGGGGGTGATTTAGATGTTCAATCCAATAAAATCACTACAGCTACAAGCAATGGCAATGTAAAAATTGAACCGAATGGCACTGGGGTTGTTGAAGTAAGAGGTGCTGGAGGTAATGATGGTAAGTTACAACTGAACTGCTCTGCACAAAGTCATGGAATAAAGTTAGCTTCACCTGCTCACAGTGCAGGACAGTCTTATACATTAATTTTTCCAGATAATCAAATTGCTGCTGATAAATATTTAAAAATAAAAAGTATTTCGGGTTCTGGATCAACTGCTATAGGTCAAGCGGAATATGCCTCTCTTGATGCAAATGATCTAGGAGAAGGAACTGTGCCTGATGCAAGATTCCCGTCTACTTTACCAGCACTTAACGGATCTGCACTTACTGATTTGAATGGTAGTAATATTGCTTCTGGAACTATTGCAGCAGCTAGAGTTGCTACTTTAAATCAAGATACAACAGGTTCATCTGCATCTTGTACAGGAAATGCTGCAACTGCAACTGCTTTAGCCAATGCCAGAACTATTGCAGGAGTTAGCTTTGATGGAACGTCAAATATTTCATTAAACAATAATGCAATCACAAATGGAGCAGGGTATATAACTAATTCTGTAACTAGTGACTTAACTATTACCTCAACTGATGCTGGAAGTTCTGCCGCTCCAGAATTAGAACTTTATAGAAATAGTGCATCACCAGCAGATGCGGATTATTTAGGTCAGCTTAAATTTACTGGCGAAAGTGATGATGGTAGCAAGGAAGTTTATGCAAAGATTACAGGAAAAATAAGTGATGCCAGTTCTGGAACGGAAGATGGAATTATCGAATTTGCACACAGGAAGGCTGGTTCAAATGTAATTACAGCAAGATTCACAAGTACAGCTTTTAAATTAATCAATGGTACAGAACTTGAAGCGGAGGGTGGAGCTACAGTTACAGGAAACATTGCAGTCACAGGAACAGTTGATGGCAGAGATATAGCCACTGATGGTACAAAACTTGATGGAATAGAGAGTGGGGCGACTGCCGATCAATCTGCTAGTGAAATAGTTGCATTGATAGCTGACCAAACTATTGCACCTTCCACTATTGATATGGAAGATAATGAAAAAATAAAGTTGGGAACAGGGGATGATCTAGAGATTTTTCACAATGGTAGTGATTCAATTATTGAAGATAGTGGCACAGGAAATTTAAATATACTTTCGTCAAAAGCACAAATATTAAACCCTAATGCAAACGAAGCTATGGCTAAGTTCATTGAAAACGGAGCAGTAGAGTTATATTTCAATAATAGTAAGAAATTCGAGACAGTTACAGGCGGAGCTACGATTACAGGTACTTGTACTGCAACAGCTTTTTCTGGTGATGGATCTGCATTAACAGGAATATCGGCTGGTGCTACAGGTGGTGGATCGGATGAAATATTTTATGAAAATGGTCAAAATGTAACGACTAACTATACTATTACTAACGGCAAAAATGCTATGTCTGCTGGTCCTATTACTATAGATAGCGGTGTTACTGTTACTGTAGGAGCAGGAGAAACTCTTACTATTGTTTAATTTATGAAAAATATTATTGAAAAACAGATTCTTGAATGGAAAGAAGAATTAGCTAAACAGGTACAGACTAGAAATCAGGCAGAAAAAGTTTTAGCGGAAACAAATAGAACTATCTTGATGATTGAGGGTGGAATACAGGCGAAGGAGATGCTATTAAAGAAAATTGATACACAATCACAGGAAAACCTTAAAAAACAAGT